AACAAGAGAAGATACCATCCGTAGAGAACTAGTCCAGGAGATAAACGATCTAGATAAGAAAGTCTCTACGCTGGAGACTAAACTAGAGCACATCTTCAAAATAGTAGATGAGATTAAAGCACAGTTTTTAAGGGGAGTATAATCTTCTCTATCTGATGCTTAGTAAACAGATCGAAGGGAGCCCGCTTAAAGATGGTTAGATCCTGCGGTCCTGTATTCTCTACAGTAAACTCGCTCATGAAGGGCTCGAGCCCATCTATAGCATTATAGAGTGTACGGGTATTGATTATTGCTAACCATAGCCTACCAGAGTATAGGAAGCCCTCCATAGTTAGATCGGAGATCTCCTCTCCCTTCTTTATAGCCTCCAAGCGAGATGCAATCTCTAATCCCATCTCTGGGTACTTGGTTCTCTTCCATCTAAGAGCGAAGTGCTGGCAGGGTCTACTCTTCCATAATCGAGCGGAGATGGTTAACTGCTTCCCATCCTCGGTATAGGTGTAATCTATTCCATTCTTCAGATCTCTATCTGTTCCAATCTCGGTTCTCCATTCACCGGGGAATCTATCTTGCACCGTAGGAATTACGTACTTGAACCATAAAATATCAGATTCTCTTAATCTTTCTTGTGTTGTTTTCATATCGCTACCTCCGATACGCTAGCAATATACCACAAATATATAGTAAAAAATGTATATTTTCTTTACAAATCAATAGAAAAGTATACTATAGTTAAGTATATCCAATAAGGGATATACACAAGAGGTACAAACAATGAAAAGATATCAATATTTTACAAAGTATGAAGGCATTATAGATGCTTGCAATCGCTTAAGACTCTCTGGAGCCAATAAGCATAATGCTAAGGAGATTGCAGAGAATCTATTTAAGATCTGGGTAGAAGGCTCTCAGAAGATGAGCGGAGAGAAAGTAGATAAGGATGATGTATATCCTAATCTCTATGTTCTTATCGAGGAAGAGAAACTGCTAACCCTTAATCAAGTAGCGAAGATCGCTAAGCAGTATGGGATCTCGAAAGCAGTTCTCGAGATGCGTATTAACGATATCAGTAAAGTTAACTAACAAGAGGTACAAACAATGAACCAAGAAACTAAATTAACTATGATGGGGTATATCCTCGTAACTTTAGCAGTGTTCGCTATCCCTGCTGCTCTTTCTTTTCTCTGCTATGCGATGGGGGTATAAAATGAATAAGAACCGTAGAAGATACATTAAGGAGAACGGAAGAACAGCCCTCCGAAAAATGAGCAAGCGGAGAACTCCTCCCAGGCCAATCTACTTAGATAACCTTGCTTTATTGAACGCAGTAAAACAGATCGGAGAGATCTGTAAGGTATGGAGCCCGATCTACTGCTCCTGGGTATGGGAAGCAACAGTACAGATTAATGGGCTCGTACTCCGTAGAGAGGTATTCGAGGATAAACCGGAGGAGGCTATAGCCTGGGCTCGGGCTAAGTATTGCGCTATAGCAGATCCACAGTTCTCTCGAATCCTGCATCAATACATCATGAGCAGCGATTACGCTCTGGTAGATATTGCGGAGGTCTGCGGAGTTACTGAGAACGCTATCTCTAAGTGGATCGCTGGAGATACCTTCCCCTCTGTAGTAGCCCTCGTTAGATTATGTGAGATGCTGAGTGGAGATAATTGGGAAACGAAGTATAATAAACTCTCCAAAATGATCGAAATGGAGCGAGTATAATGTGGAAACTAGCATATCAAGGCATTCTTCAAGGGCCTCCCGTTGCGATGGGTAGGCCTCGTTTTACTAAGACCGGGAGAGCGTATACTGCTCAGAACTCGAGATCCTATAAGGATGAGCAGATAAAGCAACTTCTAGCAGCGAAGGGAGAAGAATGGGCTCCGCTCGATGGAGTTCTTAAAATACAAATTACCTTTATCCATCCTAGAACGAAGAATCTATCTAGAGTGAGGGGAGAACTTAATCATGGTAGAATATGGAGGCCTAAGAAGCCCGATATCGATAATCTGCTTAAGATGGTCCTCGATATCATTACACAGAGCGAGATCTGGGTGGATGATAATAGAGTGTGTTCTATATCTTGCGAGGACTACTACGCAGGAGAGATGGAAGAAGCCCATACTCTATTCTCTATCTATCAGTGGAGGAGAGAAGATGCGTAACGATCCAAGTATTAATCTCCATCTCGGATGCTCTCTCGAGGCTATGCGAGAAATGAGAGATAACCAATACGATCTAGCGATAGTAGATCCTCCGTATGGAGTAGATACTGCTTCTGCATTCCAAGGATCGGGAAAATTAAAGAATAGAACCCTTAATATAGATACGAAAATACAGAGATGGGATACTGCTCCCTCTGCGGAGTATTTCGAGGAACTCTTTCGAGTGAGTAAGGAGCAGATCATATGGGGAGGTAACTATTTTAACCTCCCTCCTACTCGCTGCGTAATCGCTTGGGATAAGGTCCAACCTTGGGAGAACTTCTCCGGATGGGAGATGGGCTGGACTTCTTTTAATAAGCCCGCTCCTCTATTCAAGTTCGATAACCGAACAGGAGGCAAGATCCATCCTACTCAGAAGCCCATCGAATTATATAAATGGTGCTTAGAGAAGTTCGCTTCTCCAGGAGATAAGATTCTAGATACGCATCTAGGCTCCGGGTCCATTGCTTGCGCTTGTTATGATCTAGGATTCGATCTCGATGCTTGGGAACTAGATCCGGAGTACTTCGAGAAAACTATGGAGCGGTATACAGAGTACTCCAGACAGAGCAAATTATTCTAGGAGGAGAGATGGAGAAAACATTTAAGATTAGCACCTTCTCTTCTCACTATGAAGTTAAACCAGTAGAAGCAGAACTCGATCTAAGAAAACTAGCCCAGGCTTTAATGATACCTGCGGTTCCTTACAAGGTACGAGAGAAGAAGAGCCTCCCTCTCTGGAGTCCTACTTCTTTCGCTGGGAATCGATCTGGGGCTCATGCTCTAGAGGTATCCTGCTTAGTATTCGATCTCGATGATGGTACGGAGTTTGGATTCTGCTCTGCGTTCTCACAATGGCATTACATAGCCCATACATCATTCTCCAATAATGCAGAGATACAGAAGTGGAGAATCGTTCTTCCTCTCGAGGAGCCTATCCCTGCTACTGATTGGAAGAGAGCAGCAGCAGCAGCGAAGGAACTCTGGGATAAGATGGTAGGGCAAGGAGAACCGGATTCTAGTGCTCTTACTGATTGCGCTAGAATGTACTATCGCTACGCTCTCCCAGATAGAGCGGATTCTGCTCTGCAGAGAACGAAAGCCAATAAAGGAGAGGGCCTGCTACGCTTGGATTATTCCCATATTCCGAAAGAGGAACCTAAGAAAAGATACCGAAGATGGGAGAGTAAGAGAGCAGGAAGTAAGAGCGGAATGGAGGCTCTATTCCATAATCCAGAATATAGAATGGCACTTGCTCAGCAGATCGGAGCCTCGATACAAGGAAATGTAGCCCGGAATATACTTTGTCCAGCCTGTAACCAGCGAGAAGTCTACTTCTCAATCGATCCCGATCTTCTGCATGCAGTGAGATATCCTCACTGTAACCGGGCTAATAAATGCGGATGGTGGGGATACTTGGAGAATCTAGTATGAAATCACAAAAAAAAATACCTACTCTTCCTATTAACTGCACCTCTTTCGGGCTTCATATCTTCAGATATGCAGAATATAAGGATATGACCTTGGAGGAAGTAGCGAAAGGAGTAGGCATCCAGGTTCAGACTCTGCGAGCATATATGAACGGAACCCGATATCCAAAATTAGATGTATACCTCGCTATATGTGAAACAATGAGCGATACCAGAGAGGAATATAATATGCTTATTCTGAGAGGGATTAGATCTACTGGGGAGAACGCACTAGCGGAGCGGAGATTACGTATTAAAGAAAAACACAATAACCAATAACAAAAAAATACGGAGGTACTATGTATTTTAATAAGTGGTTAGCAGAGCAACTCGAAGAGGTGCCAATTACTAGGAAGGAACTCTCGAAATTATCGGGAGTGAGTTATAGCAGTATGAATGGATCCAAGAGATTCTCTCCTCGGATCTCGAATCTCGTGCTATTATGCGAGGTGCTCAACCAAGTGAAGGGAGGAGATCTCCTCGATCTTAACCGATTGATTATAGCAGCGATTGCTAACTGCGGAGTAGAATATCCCTTCGCAGTACGAAGATTACAGGAGTAAGCACAATGACAACACAAGAACAAATGAATAAAACCATAGCAATCGCTAGAGGTATGGGGATAGATGCGGAGTTTAAGTTTGCACCAGAAGAGGCTAATATCGATGTATGGGATATGTTACAGAAGAGTCCTCCCAAGTTCGATAAAGAGGGAAACTTAACGAAGGGTCCCAAGCCCTTTACGAATCGAAACAATATCGCACTCATTCTAGAGAATGATCCAATCTACGAGAGCCTCTGCTATAACGATCACTCAAATAAGGTAATCTGGAAGATGCGAGAGTTATGGGATCCAGATCTCGAGGAGATTGGACTCCATATCGAGAGAGCATATAACATTAGATATCCTAGCGCAGATATTAAGAGAGCAGTACTCCGGGTAGCACACCAGAAGATGGAGGAGAATATAAAGGCATGGATTACCAATCTTCCCAAGTGGGATGGAGAAGAGAGAATCCATAATCTCTTCCGCAATGTATTCCGAGCGCAGGTTATCCCAGGTTCGGAACGGTTAATACAGGAGATCTCGAGGAAGTGGGTTATCTCTCTGGTTGCTAGAGTAATGGAGCCTGGATGCAAGATGGATACCTTCCTGGTACTCTGCGGAGAGAAGGGACTGGGAAAGAGTACAGGCCTTAAGACTTTAATTGGAGAGGACTGGTTCTCAGATTCTCCGCTCGATATCTCCAAGAAGGATTCTCTAGAGTTAATCCACAGTACGGAGACCTGGTTATGGGAACTTGCAGAACTGCACTCCCTGCAGGGAAGGACCGCAGATAACTTTAAGGCTTTTATCTCCTCCGCAGAAGATAAGTTTAGGCCATCCTATCAACAGTTTCCTAAGAGTTATCTCCGTAGAGTAGTCTTCGCAGGTACTTCGAATAACTATCAGTTTTTGAGCGATGGACCAGAGCGGAGAGTATGGCCTATTACTGTAACCGCTCCAGTAGATCTAGGATACCTCAAGGCATGGAGAGAACAACTCTTCGCAGAAGCCCTTAAAGAATACTCGAGGGGAGAGATCTGGTATCTAGAATGGAAATCCCAGCGGATGCTCTCAGAACTGCAGCAGGCTTATATTATCGATGATCCTTGGACTATTAAGGTTAGAGAGGCGATCGAAAAAGGAAAAGTTAATACTACTGCTATCATGCATTATCTAGATCTTCCAGTATCACAGCAGCATACAGGGAACGCTAAGCGGATAGCACAGATATGTAAAGAGAGCGGATACAAACAAGTAATCTTAGATGGGCAGAGGATATGGAAGAGAAAGTAAGAAGATACAGTATTGGAAGCCTCTTTGCTGGGATTGGAGGCTTCGAACTTGGATTGGAGAGAGCAATACCCGGAGCGTATACATTATGGCAAGTAGAGCAGAATACCTTCTGCCAGAAGGTACTCGCTAAGCACTGGCCGGAGGCTCGAATATATGATGATGTAAGAAACATAACTAAGAACAATGTAGAGCAAGTGGATATCCTCTGCGGAGGATTTCCTTGCCAAGATATTTCCGTAGCAGGAAAAGGAGCGGGATTAAATGGAGAAAAGTCTGGTCTTTGGTGGGAGATGCACCGTATTATCAATGAGTTACAGCCAAGAGCGGTTATCTTGGAGAACGTGCCAGTTATCACTCTTCGAGGGCTTGGAGCAGTACTTGGATCGTTATCCCAAATCGGGTACGATGCGGAATGGTGTACTATACGAGCGAGTGATTTCGGAGCACCTCATAAGAGAGCGAGATGGTTCTGCATTGCATACCCAAAAACAATCGGATTCTATCTTGACAATGAACGGAGGCTCTCTTCCTACTCCAACAGTCAACGAGGCAAAAAACAATCCATACACCTCCAGCCAATGGAAAAGAAACTCAAGTCTAAATGTGGAAATAGCAAGAATGTTTTTACCAACTCCAACATGTCACGAAATAAAACAGGAACCAAATTTAGAAAGTCAATGGATCAGATGGGAAAAACACAAAGTAGGCAGCATGCTTGGAATTCAAGTTTGCAGACAAATGAACATAACAAAAGAAGAAGCAATTGGGAAGGCTTTCCAACTGCATCCCCATTTTGTAGAAGAGATGATGGGATTCCCCATAGGGTGGACCGAATTGCAGCCCTAGGGAATGCTATCGTTCCTCAATGCTCAGAATGGATAGGGAAGAAACTCTGGGAGAGTGGAATCCTACAGGCCGGAGAATATAACGGATAGCACTTGTAATCTTTCCTAGGATAGTGTATATTGCTTCTGTTGGTTGGATTGAATGTTTTTGTTCTTGGCATGATATCTGGAGCCCGGAGATCTCTCTGGGCTCTTTTCTTTTTAGTATGTATCCGAGCGGTAACTATTCTAGCAGATGGGCTCCAGAATCTAATAAAAATAACCGAGCGGTAACAAAAATAGCCCAGATAGCCTCCGATCTAGTAAAAAATACAGTAAACAACACAAAAAATACAGTAAATAACACTAGGTAAAATCTGCGATAACTCCGATACATAGGATACGAAGTACCAAAAATAGCCCTATTCTAGTAATCAGTTTATATAGAGAATATAAATAGATATACTTATTTATATTATATATACACGTGCGAGGGCTCGAAGGCCTAAAAACTAGCACTTCGAGCCCGTAGCAGCGAGCATATCGCAGAAAATACCTAGTGTAGATCTAGTGTTATTTAGTGTAGATCTAGTGTTATTCTTTAGAGCGAAGGCTTCTAATTGCTCTCTTGACCCAAGATCGAGCAGGACTACCTCCCCATAGAGCCCAGGCTACAGCAGCCTTACTTGTTTTATCTTGTCTAGCCTTCGATTCTTCTTCCGCTTCTCCATGTCTAGCGAACCAAGCATCCATTAACTCTAACTGCTTTAAATCTACCTCTCCACGTGCTAATCTTCGAGCGGTTCTCATTCCAGTACCGGGAACTCTCTTCCCCTGTTCTTCTTTATAGGCTGCTCGTTTACTAATGGGCTGCTCTAGGTTATAATTGATTGCCCTCTGGGCTATTAACTGTATCTCTCGAGGTACTTTTATTGTAGGCATGAAGCCTCCTATATATGCTAAGGTGATTGTATGAAAATGAAAAAGAAGAAACAAATTCCAGAACTAGAAGGTATCTCTCTAAGTGAACTCTTCCCCGGTATTGAGATAGAGGAGAACTTCCGTATCTCTACCGCTCAAGAGTTCCTCGTAGCCCAAGTAGCAGAGATGCATGAGGCTATAGAGTGCGATACCATTGGAGATACTTCAATTATAACAGTAAACGGTGAGATTTACATATACGCACGATGGGATAGTAACGGAGTAGATCTAGACTTCCGTAACGAAGGATTCCCCGCTCTAGGATTAATGGGAGCGATACTCTCTACAGTGAACCACGTAAGAGGACACAATGGAGAGGAGGATAGCGAGGATTATGAGGAGATCTAGAGAAGATAATCTGCTAATCCAGTACAAGATCTCCCGCTTATTAAGAGAGGGCTACAAGTGGGAGCAGGCTGCTGCTATAGCGATGAGAATGTATCGAGATGGAGAGATAAGAGGATCTATTCCATACTCGAAGCCTAAGAAGCGAAAGAAAAGAGAAGAACGCAGAAGAGAGAGATACCGGAGATAATATGTACCATAAACCGAAGAAGAAGAAAGCACCCAGTAAACCTAAGCCCAGAACATATCGCAGGAGATAGAGATGGCTGCTAAGGTTCCTAAGAAATATACTCGAGGACTGGGAGAGAGTACGCAGGCTCGAAGAAAAGCAGAGATCCGAAAGAGATTAAAGGGGAAAGAATCTTTTAAACCTCTTCCAGGAGATGCTAGAGCAGAGACTAAGCCCAGCAAATATACCGAGCGTATCAAGAAGTCTGGGCTCCGTTCTGTTATCCAAGAGGAAGCAGTTAAGAAAGAAGGGAAGCCTAGAGAGAGATTTATTAAAGCAGTAGCCTCTGTTACAGATATACCGAGAGGGATTATCCAAGAAGTATTCGATAAAGGTTTAGCAGCCTGGGCTGTAGGTCATAGACCCGGAGCAACTCAAGAACAATGGGCTAGAGCCCGAGTATATTCTTTTCTATCGAAGGGTAGAACGGTAGAGACTGCAGATAAACAACTCTTCGAGAGAGCGAAGGAATCATTAAAGAAGAAGGGGAAGCGATTCTCTTTCTAAGTTTACATAGAGGTACAAATGGAAATCAAATTACTAGCAGCCCCGCTCGATATGCCAGAGGCTATAGATTATATGGAGAAGGAACTCGAGAAGGAGGATCCTCTCTTTATTATGGTTAATCTCAATCGATTACTAGAAGATGGATTCTCCGATAAACAAGTTAGAGAGTTTATCTCCGATATCTCGAGGGGTTCTTTAAACTCTATACATTTAATGCAACCCAAGGATAACTACTTCTATTATACTGATGAGTGGTTAGAATCTCTCTATAAGGCTTGGAATACTATCGCTAGAGTCTACTGGTGGAAGCCCTCAGAGATGCCAGAGGGACCCGCAGAGGAGCAGCCCTAGACCATGTGCACCTAGGGTACCCCCCCCGCACTGCACTCAC